AGACAGAACGCAGTTAATAAAATTTGGGCGCTTGAAGGTTATCTGCTCAAACAGAAAATTCACGATACAGAAAAATAGTTTTATTTGAATCATCAAGGTCACTTCGGTGGCCTTTTTTATTATCTGCGGTCAGAGGCCGCGCCATCTAAACCAGAGGTTTGACGATGTTTAAATATTTATTATCGAAAGAAGAATTTGACGCATTAACCGATGAGCAAAAGGCTTTTTACAAAGAGTCTGGCGGTAATTACCAGCTTCAAATTGAAGGTATGCCTGATATTCCAGATGTGTCAGGGCTTCAGAAAAAGGTTGATGAGTTGCTTTCTGAGAAAAAATCAGAGCAAGAGAAACGCCGACAAGCTGAAGAAGCTGCAAAGAAGGCAGCTGAAGAACAGGCTCGTAAAAATGGTGACATTGAATCATTAGAAAAAAGTTGGGCTGAAAAGTTAAAAGCACGTGAAAGCGAGCTATTAGCACAATTGCAGGAAAAAGATACAAGTCTACACACGCTTTTGGTTGATAACGTTGCACAGACATTGGCCACCAAATTGGCTGGTGATGCTGCTCCGTTAATCATGCCACACATTAAATCTCGCTTATCAGTAGAAGAAGGCAAAACGCGAGTCGTTGATTCGGCGGGGCATCCGTCTGCATTCACTATTGATGATCTAGAAAAAGAGTTTCGTAGTAACCCGTTATTTGCACCAGTAATTATTGGTAGCAAGGCCACAGGCACGGGAGGAGATACACATCACCACTCAACAGGGAAAAGCACTGGCAAAACGTGGAAAGACTACACAGAGGCCGAGCGAATCCGTTTGCTTGAAGAAAACCCAGAGGAATTCAAACGCCTCGCAAAAACGCAATAATTAGGAGAGTAATAATGGCAACAACACGTTTATCGGACATTTTCCGTGGTGACTACTATCAAGCAATTGAGCCACAGAATAGTCCTGAAAAAACAGCAGTATTCGAATCTGGGATTATCACCCGATTACCACAGCTTGATGCTATCGCTTCTGGAAGCCAAGGCACTGCAACAATTAACTACTGGAATGATTTGGACGCAAATGAAGCGCCAAATGCAACCTCCGATGATCCAGACCAAATCGGACAGGTTGGAAAGGCTAGTCAATCAAGCCTGAAAGCTCGCGTTTTATATCTTAACAAAGGCTATGGGGTCGCAGATTTAGCGGCTGAGTTGGCAAACAGCGAGCCGATGTCTCATATTCGTAATCGTTTTGGTACTTATTGGACCCGTCAATGGCAGCGCTATCTCATTGGCACAGCTCGCGGGATTATTGGCAGTAATATCGCAAACAACGACAGCGACATGGTTATTGAAGGCGGAGAGATTATCTCAGCTAATAACTTGATTGATGCAGCATTCACTGCTGGCGATGCTGCTGATACGTTTAGTGCCATTGGCGTGCATTCCGTCATCATGAAACAAATGGCCACGCAAAACCTAATCGAAACTATCAGGGATTCTGAAGGGCGCATCATTTTGCAAACTTACCTCGGTAAGCCAATCTTCATGGATGACAGCTTGAAGAATGACGATGGGCGTTACCTGACAGTGTTCTTTGGTAGCGGGGCATTTGGCTATGGCAGCGGCTCGCCACATACACCAGTAGAGCTTGACCGTAAAGCATCTGGTGGTAATGGTGGAGGTGCTGAGGTGTTGTGGGAGCGTAAGACCTTCATTCTTCAGCCAGCAGGCTTTAGTTGGTTAGGAGAGGAGGACCCAAGCAAAACACCAACAAACATTGAGATTGCCAAGCCAGCTAACTGGACCCGTAAGTTTGAGCGCAAAAACGTGCCATTCGCAGCGGTATTAAGCGGCAAGCCAGATGGTGCAAGCACTCGTTCAGTGAAGGCAAAAACTGACGCTTAAGGCGGCAAATAAGACTGGTAAACAATAGGGGGCTTTTGCCCCTTTAATATTCAGGCGGTATCATGGCTGTAGACATAACAATCGAACAGGTTCAGGAGTTGCTTGATTCAATGGGCTTTGAGGCTCCTGATTTTATTATTGAGTCATTTATCACTATTGCAAATGGAATAGATGACTGTCTTGACGCTTCAAACTATCCAGAAAGCACGGCTAGGCTCATCAAGCTTTATGCTGTTGTTTTGATGCTGTCATCCTCTGATGTGAGAAAAACAACATCCGAACACGCACCATCAGGCGCTTCTCGCTCCTATCAGTACTTTGATGATGGTAGAAAGCAGCTTGCTAACCTCTTATCAAGTTTAGATACGGCTGGTTGCACTGATGCGCTACCTATAAGCAAACCGCTATCAATAGTGCAATTCGACGTATTCAGGGTTTGATATGGCTAAAATGTCACGTTGGTCATACAAGAGTGTTGCTACTGTTTATCCCGTAAGCATGGGAGGTAAGTGGGGTGATGAAATTATTTTCGGCGCTCCATACCTTATTGATTGCAACTGGGTAGCAACGAACGAAAAGGCGATGGATGCTAACGGTGGTGAGTTTATTTCACGCTTGGTATTCAACACCGAATCATTTCACAAAGGTAAGCCTGTAAGGCTTCCTGAAGTTGGCGATTACATCGCTCAGAATGACACTCGCTCAATTCTAGACCCAAGGAAAGTAGAAGGTAATAGCTCAAAAATTAAAGCTGTTGATGGCTTTGATGCTCGAATGTTTAGGCAAGATCCTGATTACAAAATAAGGACTTGATATGGCAACGAGAGTTAGAGGTATTAATGAAGCTCGGGCTGCCTTATCTAGGATAGTTGGTGATATTACAGCCAATAAAGCGACAAGGGCTATGCACAGGGCGTTAGATATTGGAGGCAGGCAAGCAGCCATCTACACGCCAATCGATACAAAGACATTAATCAACTCAAGCTATCGGTCGGTTAGAGTGAATGGAACGATATTGACTGGGCGTGTTGGTTATAGTGCTAGTTATGCTGTTTATGTTCATGACCCTAGGGTTGTACAAAAGTTTAAGCGCCCAACAGCTAAAAAGCTTTTCCTTGATTCAGGTTTTGAAGAAACAAGAGAAATGATTGACGCAGCGATAATGGAGGAAATGAGATTGTGATTATTGATGATTTCCTTGACTACTTAGAGCGAGGTGGCTTAACAAATGACTTTACTGTGCAGCGGTTGCAGTGGGAAGAGAAGGCTAATACCAAAACTCAACAGTATTTAGTCATTCAACCTAATGATGGCTCTGGGCGATTTGGTGAGTTAAGCGCTGATGACTATGTGGATGTAATTCTAGTATCAGAGCAAAGCAACCCAATTCCCGCATTAACTCGTGCTGATGAAATTATCAAATATGTAGCAGCAAACCCCAGTGACTGTAATCTCAACTCAGTTTTTAACATGGGTGGGTTGCCATCAGGAATTGTAACCACAGAAAACCGAACGATATTCAGGCTCTCATTCCGCTGCTTATCATAAACAAACAAATCTCAAACTAGGTCGCCAATGTGCGGCCTTTTTTATTTTCTATAGAAAGAGGTAAAACATGGCTAACTGCCCTAAGAAAGGCTTATCAATTGGTGGTGCAACTATTTTACGTGTCGCTCGTGGTTGCGATGACCAAGCACCAGGTTTAAGCGATTACTTACGTCTTGGTGCGCTGACAGATAAAGGGTTTGATGGAAATTTAGAAGCTATCACTTCTAATGCTGATGACATCCGTAACTTAACAGAATCGGTTGTTACTGGTGCTGACCCAACCATTAGTTTTAGTGGTGAAGTCAAAAGCACTGGTAGCGCAGGTTCTGAATCAGCATTTGCATTAGCTAAAGAAATCTTTGACGAGATTATTGCTGGTCGCCAGCCGTCATATTGGGTGCAGCTTGATTTGAATGGTGATGGCAAAAATATCATTCAGTGTTACATGGTGTTCACTTCATGGTCGATGGCATTTCCAACAAAAGAAGTGGCAACGTATGAAGGTGAGCTAAAAGTAAGTACGGCTGATACTTGGGAGTGGTTGAGCGAAGAAGTTGTCGTGCAAGGTGTTTCCGTTACTCCGACAACTTTGAGTGTCAAAGAAGGCGAAAAGAAAACTTTTACTGTTAGTTTTCAACCAGTAGATGCAACGAATAAGGCATACACCGCAGCTAGCGACAAGCCAGCAACGGCGACAGCCAGTCAGCTAATGAATGTAGTTACTGTCACAGGTGTTGCGGCAGGAACAGCGAACGTAACAGTCACATCAGAAGATGGTGCAAAAACAGCTAAGTGCGCAGTTACTGTCACCGCCGCTTAATATTACAAAGGGTGCTTTCGAGTGCCCTTGATAATATTCAGGGGGGGGCACATGACAGCAAGAAAAGAGTACGGCGAATTTACGATATCAACGCCTGATAAAGATTATTTGTTTAGGCCATCATTTGACGCAATGACGAGAATAGGGACGCCAGAGCAGATTGTTAACGCATTTACTTTGCTAAGTGGCGCAGAAGTTCAGGTGTTAATTGCTCGCGCTATACAAGCTTATGGTACAGTTCCTGATTGGCTGTTAAAAGCATTAAAAAAGCCAACGTATGGGCGTAGTGTTTTATCAACTTCAATGATGATAATGCAAGCTTGTTGTAATGATGATTGCGATGAGCTTATAGGCGAGTGGAAGCCCAGTAAAAATGGTGTCATCTATAAAATGGGTAAGGTGCCAATTACAGATATCATCGTGTTAGCTCGTGAGTTAATGACCCACGGCATTATCGGTAAGGCCAAAGTTAGAAAGCTTCAGCGCAACGAAGGTAAAAACGAATTTACTGATAGCTTTAATGCTATCGAATATATTACCGCTGCTCGTGCTCATTTCGGTGTGAATCGCGAGGAAGCTGAGCAATTAACAATGACCGAGTTCGTCATGATGCTAAAAGCTAAATATCCAGACGGGAAGGGTTTCACGCGCGAAGAATACGACGAGATCATGAAAGCTGATGACCAGCGCAATGATGAGCTGATCAGTGGTAAGCGTCGGTTGGTGAGTAGGAAATAACACTAAGTAGGGCAGCAATGCCCCTAGGAGGATACATGAACATAATCAAAATCAAACCAACTCGTAACCAGCATTGCCCATGTGGTAGCGGAGTTCGCTATAAGTGGTGCTGTGGGAAGTTGAAATAGGAGGGGTATGGCTAGCAAGAGGGGTGTCATAGCTTGGAAATCTCGCGGGGCGCGAATTATACGAGCGTCAATGTAAAATACAAGCAAAACTGTTGACTTAATGTAACTTAACTTACATTATAACCAGAG